CTGTCGTGGCATTTTACAAATATTAAATCTATGCTTATGAAAGTTTTCAATTAGTTTCTGTTGAAACTTATACATCTTGAAATGAACTAGACCCTCATCCACGTTCACTATTCGTATATGTTCTTCCGTGAAGTATACTGGGTCGTCCTTACACTTCAAAAATTCTTTTATATTTTCTTCTGTAAATTCAGTCTGGGTATTTGCCTTTTTTAGATTGGGATTACCGAGATAAATGTCACTCATAATTTAGGGGGTTTTGTCAATAAATTGCTTAAATGTAATTTTAGATTCTTTGCTGAATGATGACGTACCAAATGCACCACTCACAGCAGAAGTAGATTTCTTTGCTACATTACCTGCCTTCTTAGCAAGTGTGCCTACAGGGTTAGTAACAGCATCAACTTTCTTTTTTATATTACTTGCTGTATCACTTACCTTATTATCTCTCCTGTCCTTTTTACTATCAAGAGTAGACTGTGAAGTCTTTTTATCAACCCCATCAGGTTTGACATTTGACATGTCAGGTCTTTTTTTTGTTTTCTTATACGCTGCCTGATCAGAGCGATACTTATCCAAGTTGACCTTACCAGTCTTAGGATCTTTATAACTTTTGATGTTTGGACGCTTCATTTTACTTGCAGCCTTGCCAACATTCTTTGACGTTTTTGCTGCTACTTTACCACCTTTTGCTGCTGCTTTGGCACCTGCTTTTGCAAGACCTGCTACAACTTTTGTCGCTGCAGCGACTACTGGTGCTTCGTTTATGTTATCCATGTTTTATTTATCCTTGCCCATTTGCTTCAACATCTTCTGAAGATCAGAAGTGCTGCCTACAAACATAGCATTAGTAACGTTCTTAGGTCCTGACTTATCCTCATCCAAATCTTTCATTTTCTTTTGTAGATCAATCAACTTATCAGTTGTGTCTGCTACATGCTTGATCAACTGACCTGCTACTTCATATGCTCTTGGGTGCTGAGAGTCTTGACATACATCAAGTATACCATTGACTGCTTCTTGACCTTTCTCTACAAGATTATATAATTGACCACGACTGTATTCGTAATCCTTTGTAGGATCGTCTTGGTCACTAGATCTTTGACTTAGTTTTTTCTTTTCACGTACTATTTCAGACTTCACATCTAGTGCTTTATCAATAGCATCATAAGAGTTTGACATTCTTTTTCCAAATTATGACAGGACAAATATTTGGAGGATTTTGGTATATTAATAATTATTTAGATATCAGTGCCCGAAACTGTGCTGTACTCTTGCCCATCAGCGTCAAAGAATGACCTACTCTCCGTAAATCCAAACTCATCACCCACCTCTATCAGAGCGTTGTCTTGTGCATCTACTTGACTGATAATAGCACCCGAATAGTGGTCTGCTAATTTACTATCGAACTGTGCTCTCTGTACTAATAAGTTGGTTCCATTGATTTCTCTGATTCTCATGACTTCAGAGTTGATTTGGATATATGTATTGGCAGTCAATGATGCAGCAGATGAGACTGGTACAAGAGTTTGTTTAGTTGTTACTTCAGCAGTAATTGTGGTTGCAGTATCATCGTTATAGTCTTTGACTGCTTGTGGCACCACTGTGTACCTCTGTGCTCTCGGTGCTCTGATAGCAGTAGAGTAATCGACTTGTACCTTCTTGATGATTCCAGACTCGTCTGTAGGTATCTCAGAGTAGAAGTATGTCTTGGCAACAAAATCTAGATCATATTGTATAAATCTTCTGGTAGAAAAATCACCCTCATACTCATCAGAGAAAGATACGTTAGAGAGAGTGAAAGGCACATCTCTTTTCTCTTCAACACCCTCTAACATATTGACGGTGACATTGAATGATGGTTGAAAGTGTGGTAATATTTGTTCTATAATTTGTAAAGCATCATCTTGTTGTTTAGTTGCAAAACTAAGTCTAAATCCTATCTCGTAAGGAACTGGGAGAAATATTTTTTTGTGTTTAGTTTTATCTGATCCTTTACCTGTAAATTTAGTAATCGGTGATGATTTACGACTCGGATCATAAGCGTATGATGTAATCTCAAAAGATAATCTTGGTAATGTAATAGCAACATTGTCATCAAAGTTTCCTTGCTGCTCTATCCTTGCAAGAAATCTCTGCATAGGACCGTAAGCAACAGGTACTTTGATTTGACTGATTGCTTTTCCATCTGCAGCAAATCTTTTTATCTTTATATTATTGAATAGTGTTCCGAAAGCTATTACTGTCTTTCTTATCGTCTCATTGTAGAAGTAGGTTCCTAACATTATACTGTACTCACATTTGTTGTTGGTTTCTTAGCAAGAGGTAATTTAAAACCTGTCATCTTCTTGAAAATATTATTCTCTTTTGCTTTTTGTCCAGCATCTCTGATGAATGAATCATATCCACCAGATTGTTTACCGTACATTTTTGGAGTTTTACTTTGGTTTAGTTCCTCCATGAATTGTTTAAATGTTTTCATACTTCTCCAAATGGATTTCTTTCTGTAAAGTCTAAGATACTTGATGAGGAGAGAGTTTCTATCTCATCACCAGTCTCATAAGCATCATCATCACTGTAGTCAATACTATCTAGGGTGTATACAGCAGTGCCATATCCAACGTTAACAATATTCTCACCAACAGCAAAGTCTCCAGATAAATTCCTTGCTAATAAAGTATTTGTAGCAGTATCCCACTTAGTTACAAACGCAGTTGTGAGTGATGATTCACCAGTAATAATTTCACCGTATACAAATGTACCACTACCTATGGTTGATGCAGCACCGATGGTAATTGTTGGAGCGACAGTGTAACCATAACCTGCATTTGTTACAGTGACTCCACTTACCTGATTGGTTGTTGTATTGATAGTTGCAGTTGCAACTCCTGTAAATCCACCTGCAGGTGCATTGTTGAATGTCACAGTTGGTGGTGTGAAATACCCTTGACCTATGAAGTTGAGTGTGATAGGTGCTATGACACCTACAGTACCAACTCCAGCTATCGCAGATGCTCCTGTTCCCTTACCATCCTCAGTAACAAACTGAACATTGGGTATAGTAGTATAACCTGCACCTGGATTTGTTATTTGTATACTGTCAACTCGTAATGATTTGAAGTTGCGAGTTCCTGTCGTAGATGTGATTGCCACTGCTGTAGCAGTTACACCTCCCACAGGTGGTTCAATAATAATTGTCGGAGCATTGGTATATCCTGTGCCACCATTTATAATATCAATCTTGTGTATACCACCGTTGACAATACCAGCTGATGCTGTTGCTCTTGCACCTGCATCTCCTAGAATCATTGTTACATTGTAACCCTCATCATCAAAGTCATCATCTATCTCACCAATACCAGTATCGATAACCTCGTCGCTGTACTCGAATGGTTCACAAGTAAGTTCATATGTATAGGTATCTCTTAGCATGTAAAAGTTTTCTATATCATTCACATACTTGATTTCAAATATTATATCTCTAAGTGGGAAATACATTAGATCTCCCTCAAACGGTCTTGTTTGGTCTTGTGCTCTACCCGTAGGTCCTACTGTTGCACTTGGAAACTTCCAAAGCAAGGGAGATATAGAGTTCTCATATCTATCTGATGATATGATGATTTTCATCTCTGCAGTTGATCTTACACCAAACTTAGTAAGCAGATTATATCCAGCATCAAACCCTTCATAAGAAGATATGTATCCTTCTATTGGAAATGATCTATCAAATTTAGAACTTGTGATTTCACGCATCACACTAGAGTCTTTTACAAGAACACGAGGCATGTAGATAAATTCAATGCCATGCATTCTAATTTGTTCATTAGATAATTCCTGTAAGAGCGTTTGCTCACCCTTACTACCTTGTAAAAAGAACGGGTTTAGTGCCATTACCCAATAAAGTCGAGTGGTGGTAATTCAAACTCTGTTGACATTTTATCCTCTATCGCTTGCATCTCTGCAACACCATCATCATATATTGCTCGCCCATTCAATTCTATGCCACCTGGTAATTTTACACCTTGAAACTTGATTAGATTTTGACCCCATTGTTTCTTTAATTTTGCAGTAAAGTAATTCTTGACCCACCTATCATTGTAAACTTTGGGGTAATCACTAGGATTCAATACTCTATAACACTCTATGATAAGATAATCATCTTCCTTC